AGACCTCCGGCGGAACGGCGCTCGAGTCCTCGAACGTGCTCCCGAGTGAGACGAACGGACAGGCCGTGCATAACCACGGCATTTCTCAACACGCCCGCCTTGCAACGACAAGCGACGGGAAAACCGTTGACGGATACGAGACGTTCATTTGGTCGGGCGCGCATACGCATCCGGCGCACACGCACAGGATTTCCGCACATACACACGAGGTCTACGACCATACGCACACGGTAAGGGCGCACACGCATACGGTGAAAGACCATACCCACACCGTAAAAGACCATACCCACGCTATCGAGTTCGGCATCTACGAGGGACAACGCGCCTCGAAAGCGACTATCAAGGTAGACGGAAAAGAGATACCCGCGCCGTCCTCGTATAGCAATATCGACATTGTGAAGTATCTCGCCACGGACTCGAGCGGGAAGATACGCCGTAACTCGTGGCACTCGATAGAGATACTCCCCGATAACATGAGTCGTATCGTGGGCGCGGTATTCGCTCAAACATTCTGTAATTCTCGCGGCGGCGGGGACTACTAAAAGGAGGAAAGAATATGTCCGAATTAGTGACAATGTACCCGGCGCAAGCCAACTCCCCGGAGACTTCGCTCTCCGGCGCGCTGACGGCGGCGGAAGCAGTAAACGCCGTGAACAACGGCATTATTGCGAACATTGAAGGCTTGTCCGGAGCGGTGAACGCGATCGTCGAGCGGGTTATTACCGGACTGACGGCGCAAGCCCAGCGTTTCAATCAAGCCGGACAGGACTTCGACAACAACATAGCTTCCGGCATGGTGGCGGGTATCGTGCAGATCACGCAGAAAGTACCGCAGATCGCGCAAAGCATTATTACCGCATTCACGGCACAACATCAAAAGTTCGTAACCGAAGGAACGAACATCGACAAGAGCATAGCGCAAGGAATGATCGCGGGTATCCCGCAGATCACGGGCAAGGTTGCACAAATTATTCAGCCCGTTATTACCGCGCTTCGCTCTTACGTATCGGAGTTCACGGCGGCGGGCGAAGAGATGGTGCGCGGCATTTGGCAGGGCTTTCAAAATATGTCCGGCTGGCTTGAAAGCCGTGTCCGCTCTATGATGAGGGATATTGTGGCGGCGGTTGAAGAGGAAATGGACATCAATTCCCCGTCGAAGGTTTTTGCCCGTATCGGTTCGTACATGGCGCAGGGCTTGGGCGAAGGCTTCGCCCACGAAATGCGCGACGTTGAAAGTTCGATCCGGCGCGAAACGTCGAACGCAGTTCCGGAATTCCGTTCCGGAGAGGGACGCGACACGCGCGGCGGCGGTACGCCTTCCGTTGAAGTCGTGCAAAACATCTATGCGAACGAAACGAGCTACGCCGAACAGCAAAGACAGGCGGCGCGGCAGTTCCGGCAGATTGCGCGGGAGGTTATGGCATGAGGACACAAGAAAAATTGATCTACACGAACGAGCGCGGGGAAAGCATAGAGTTTTCCCCCGCTTCTTCGTATCACGTAAACTTCAAGGACGTTACCGGACTTTCCGACGTGCGGAACGCTATTTACAGCACCAACAGCATGGGGCAGGACGGCGACACATACTTGGGCTATCGGATCGAAAGCCGCGATATTGACATCGTGGGATACATCAAGGAGCGGGACAAGCAAGCGGCGCAGAACCTACGCCGGAAGCTGAACCGCATATTAAATCCGCAGTACGAAGCAACGTTGACGTATGTTTTCGGCGACTTCCGGCGGGTGATCGGGTGCAAGATCGACGACGCGCCGATCTTCAAGCGAAAGCCGATCTTCGAGCAATTCACGGTTAGCTTGTCTTGCCTTAATCCGTTTTGGAGAGAGGAAACGGAAACACGCGAGGACATAGCAACGTGGATCGGCGGCTTTGAATTCCCCGTTCCGGACGGGCTGGAGCTTTACGACGGCTGGGAAATCGGCTATCGCCAGCCGTCGCTGATTGTGAACGTCTACAATTCCGGCGACGTGAAAAGCGGTATCCGGATCGAGTTCCGCGCGATCGGCGCGGTTACAAATCCCGTATTGCTGAACGTCGATACACGGGAGTTTATCAAGCTGAATATTTCGCTTGTAGCGGGCGACGTTTTAACCGTTTCCACGGGCTACGGTGAAAAAGCCGTGAAGCTGAACCGTGGCGGCACGATTACAGACGCGTTCCGCTATCTCGACGTTGATAGTTCGTATTTGCAGATCGCCGTGGGCGACAATCTCTTCCGCTATTCGGCGGACGCAAACGCGGAAAATCTCGAAGTTTCAATCTATCACAATAACTTGTATTTGGGGGTGTAGCGCGGTGGAATTATACGTTTATAGCCGCGATATGACACTTCAAGGGATCGTCGAAAAGATTTCGTCCTTGATATGGACGCGGCGTTATTGGAGTTGCGGCGAATTCAAGTTGCTTGTTCCCTTCACGGAGGAACACGCCCGCTTGCTGGTGAAGGAAAATATCATCATCAAGCGCGGCGGCAACGAAGCGGCGGAAATCCGCTATATTCACATCACGAAGAATTCACAGGGCATGGAGGAAATAGAGGTTCAAGGCAAGTTCCTTCTTTCGTGGATCGGCAAGCGCATTTTGACAACGCAGATCATCACGAAGGACACGACACAGAACATTCTATACGCCATTGTGAAGCAGACTTGCACGAACGCAGGAGCGGCGCGCAATATCCCGAATTTCAGCATATCCACGACCGACGCAGACACCGGAAGCGGGCAGATCGACTATACTTCGGAGCAGTACGCGAACGCCCAGCTTGCGGCGGAAACGGCGGCGAAGGCGGCGAAGCTGGGTATTCGGGTTCTGACAAATGCCCGCACGGGCAAGCATACCTTTTCCGTTTACGAAGGGCGCGATCTTACGGCGGGCAATACCGCAGGGAACGCGCCTTGTATATTTTCGCAGGAGTTCGACAACATCGTTGAACAGGAATACACGAACAGCGTTGAAAACCTTAAAACAACGGCTTACGTCGGCGGAGAGGAAAAGGAAGGCGTAACGCGGAAGGTTGCCGAAGTCGGCGGCAGTTCGACGGGGCTTTCCCGCGACGAAGTTTTCATCAATGCAACGGACATCGTGCAGGAATACGAAAACGAGAGCGGGCAGACCGTAACGCTTACCAACGCGCAATATTTAGCGCTTCTTTCCGCACGCGGCGTTGAAGAGCTGGAACAATACGCGGAAACGCTTGCTTTCGGATCGAAGATCAACACGAACGCGAATTTGAAGTACGGCACGGACTACGATTTGGGCGATCGGGTAACGTGTATCAATAAGCGCTGGAACGTCCGCATTGACGTTCGCATAACGGAGATCGCGGAAACCTACGAAACCAGCGGCGAAGAAATAGATATTACCTTCGGCGAGAGCTTGCCCGCGCTTCTGACACAAATTCGGCAGATTACGAAATAAAGGAGGGCTTCACAGCATGGAAAAATCAAGTTTCTTCAACAGCGTTTCGCACGATCGCACGTACAAAGCGGAGGATTGGGCGGAATACTTCGCTTCGTTCATCGGGAACGGCGTTTTCCCCGTCCCTTCGACGGGGCTTCAAGTCGTTGCAAACGACGGAATGAAGCTGAACGTTAAAACGGGCAAAGCGTGGATCAACGGTTACTTCTACTTCAACACGGGCGATCTTGCCGTCGAGCTTGACACGGCGGACGGACAGTTGAACCGCATTGATCGCGTTGTCGTGCGCTGGGATTTGACAAACCGCGTTATGTCGGTGAAGGTCAAATCTTCTTCGTTCAGCGCGTCCCCTACCGCGCCCGCATTGCAGAGGGACGCGGACGTTTACGAGCTTGCGCTGGCGGACATCTACGTGGGCGCGGGCGTAACAGCAATCACGCAAAGCAAGATCACGGATCAACGCTTGAACACGTCGCTTTGCGGCGTTGTTGCCGCCGTCGTTCAGCAGATCGACACGGCGGCTTTTAACGCACAGCTTCAAGCGTGGTTCGCTGAATATCAATCCCTTTCGGCGGCGGAGTACAACACGCTTGTTTCGTATATGAATTCGCTGAAATTGCAGGGTAACACGCAGTACGAAGCGTTCGAGCAACACATGGCGGATTTTGAAACACAGGCGGCGGCGGACTTCAACGCATGGTTTAACGGCTTGCAAAACGTCCTTGACGATAACGCGGCAACAAATCTTCTGAATATCACGAACGCGCTTGACGCGCGCGTGGATATGCTGGAAGCGGTGCTTTTCAATGACATTACGACAAATCCGTTCTTGATCCTCTTCGATGATCTCGACGGCGTAACGTCTACGGGCATTTGGAACGAGAGTTTGCAGAGGATCGAATGCTGACGCGGTACGCTTGCACGGCGGCGGAATTGTCGTGCGTGATCGGAAATATCTTCGCGGAGCTTTCCCCGCCATGCGCGGCTTGCGGCGCGGAGGTATTACAGATCACAGGAACAACGGTTACAGGGAACGCGGCAACGCTGACCGTTACCGAAGCGGGCTTCGATTTCGACGGGTGCGCCGACGATACCGCGATAATCGAGAGAATGCGGAAAGGACGGTGCATATATGCAAAGACCGGAGCGGGAGCGGAAAGAACCGACGGAATTCAACGTGATTGTGAAAGCGAAAGACCTTGTAAAGCACACCTTCACGATCACGAATTCGACGGAGCGCTACCCGAAGAAATACCGCTTCACGCTTGTAAACAGGATACAGGATAAAGCGGTGGACATTTACGAATGCGTCCTTGAAGCGAACGAATTAGACCTTCGGGACGCGCAGGAATACAGACAACGGCAGAAGCTACAAGCAAAGGCGCTGACCTATTGCAAGGAGCTTCTATTTTTCATAGAGCTTTCGCAGGAAATGGGCTTTATTTCTATGAGCAGTTGCGAATATTGGTCAAAACTTGCGCTTGAAGTGAAGTACATGACGACCGCGTGGAAGAAGCGGGACAAAACGAGAGCTTGAAAAACGTTCGGGGTACATCTTGATACGCCTAATTCGTCGAACGCCAACAACGTCCGCAACGTCAATTCGGACGGCTCTTTGAACAACAACAACGCGTACAACGGCAACAATGGCGTTCGCCCGCTTCGGTGGACTATGTGAACGAGTAGGCACAGCCGAAAGCAGAATACCACCATCAAAGGAAGGTGTATCCCGTCGCCGCTATCCACGGCGGGGACGAATACAGGATCGCCGATACCGGAGCATACCGCCTTCCGGCGGCTGGCAAAGGTTATAAACAGCGAGGATTTTTTATTATGACAGACTTTGAAAAGATACACAGTTTTGAAAGCCTATACAATGCCTACCGAAAGGCGCGGCAAGGCAAGAGGTGGAAAGGAGCGGCGGCAAAGTTTGAAGTTAATCTTCTTGAAGCGCTGAACCTATTAAGCGCGCAGATCAGAACGAAGCGCTATACCATGTCCCCGTATAACACGTTCGAGGTATACGAACCGAAGCGCCGCGTGGTTATGTCGAACAGCTACAAAGACAAGGTTGTTCAACATTCGCTTTGCGATAACGTGCTTGAACCGATTTTGACACGATCGTTCATTCGCGATAACTACGCGTCGCAGGTGGGGAAAGGTACGCATTACGGGTTAGACAGGCTTCAAGAGTTCATGCGGAGGTTTTACAGAAAGAACGGAATTGACGGCTGGATACTGAAAGGCGATATTTCAAAGTATTTCTATTCGATCCGGCACGACGTTTTGAAAACCTTAATCCGCGAGAAGATAACCGATCCGGACGTTTTGTGGCTTGTCGATCTTATCATCGACAGCACCGAAGGCAACGTCGGAATACCGATCGGCAATCAAACTTCACAGCTTTTCGCCCTTCTCTACCTTGACGGGCTGGATCACTTCGTAAAGGAAAAGCTGGGTATCAAATATTACGGGCGCTATATGGACGACTTCTTTTTGATCCATCACGACAAAGCATATTTGCAGGAGTGCCGGAAGCAGATTGAAGCGTTCGTACAGGCGCGCGGGCTTTCGCTGAATGCGAAAACAAATATCTTTCCCTTGAAACACGGCGTTGATTTCTTGGGCTTTCATACATACTTGACCGAAAGCGGCGCGGTGATCCGCAAGGTGCGCCGCAGGAGCAAGAACAATATGAAGCGGAAGTTGAAGAAATTAGCCGCCCTTCACGCGGCGGGACGGATCGACGCAAAGACCGTTGAACAATCCTATCAAAGCTGGAGAGGACACGCCGAAAAGGGAAACAGTTATCACTTGATCCGGCGGACGGATCATTATTACAACAGC